ATCAATTTTTGGTAAAGCCATAGTTTATTTCCTTTTCATATAATAAATGATAATGTTAGGGTCCAACTCCGTTAGAAAGGGTATCAACGGTATTGCCATATGTTTCTAAAAAATTTTTACGATTTGCTGTTTGGTCGCTTGGAACTGTACTTTGTACATTATTAGGATATGCTAGCGCACCGTCGCGACTATTAGTATTATTAAAAAATTTAGTTTGGGAGTTCGCATCAAAGCTGCCGTTATCTTTAAGAAAAGCCTGTTTAGCAAGTTCTTCAGGATCTATAATTTGCCAATATCTATATGCAAAAGTTACACTTAACTTATGATAACTATCATTAGACCAATCCAAGTCTAATTGATTAACAGAAATAGGAAAAGCATCAATTAATGCAATTGAATATGTTGTTTTAGATATAGCGCCATCATATTGATAAACATAAAAATCGGTAATATAATCATCTCTATAATTAAAATCAAATGATGATGTTGGATTAATTAAATTTAACCATGCATCAAAGAATTTTCTTTCAGACATATCTTCAGAAACAATAAAAGTCATTTCAATGTCATTATATGTTGTATGATAGGCATGTTTTTCTGTTGGATTAGTACCAAATTTTTGTTCAGTGGTCGCAAATGTTCTACTTGGAAATTGTGTGGATTCACATCTAAATGTTAAATTTCTAGCAGTATCGCGATAATTTATTAATCCATTAGGCGGCGGCATTATAACATCAAAAAGTTTTGGTCTTGCAATATCAGTTACAAATGAATCTCTAAATTGTGTTAAACTTGGCATTTTTATTCTTCTTGGTTAAAGTGTGACATATGGTCTTTGTAGTGTTGCATCGAATCTTTCCATACAGTTGATGCTCGAGCACCTTTAAATTGTTGTATAGGTATCATTGCTGCAACATCCCATTCATTTGGTTGAACCATCAATAATTTAGACCTCAGGTGGCTAAATAAATATCTTTTCAACATTGGTTTAATTTCCACATATCTTTTGGATGCATTTAGGATTTCATAGGACACCCGCATACGTTTAATATCATCTTCCGGTGTCAGTTGGGCAAACTTCATCAATTTGGACATAAATGCCATTCTCATCTTAATCGGCAAATAATGTAGGTTTAACCCTAGGAATCCATCATTATATTTCTCCAACACCAAAATAACAGGAAATTTATCCCAATAAGGCAAATCTGCTTTTGTTTTTGGATCATAAAAGAAACAATACATCATTCCAATTCTTAATGTTGAAGCCCTCCTAAAGGTTTCCGCATTGATTGTTGTAGCAATTCTGTCGGGTCTTTTAATTTCTTCTATCTTGTCTTTAAGCCAGGCAATTGAGTCCTGCGACATGGTCTTATAACCTGCCGTTACTTTTTGTTCTGTTAATGTTGTTAGTTTAGATGCCATGCAGTATTTAGTCAGAGTCCCAAATGGTCTTCAGTTATAACCATGAACACCCAACCTCGGTCAAGCGCAAATTCTTCTGCGGCTTTCCATTTTGCTTGATTTACCCCCCATGTTGTCACTTCTTGGATGTATTGTTTTGTTATTCTTTTCTTCTTTTCTGGTTCAACTGATTGCTTTTTAGGTTTGACTTCAATAATCATGGTCTTTAATTTATTGTCTTTGGTTCGAGATTTTACTAAGAAATCAGGAAAATACCTGTGTCTTTTGCCATCTACGGGTGATATATAAGGAATTACAAGTTCTTCTGATGCCCAAGAGATTATATCAGAATTTAAATCTAACCAGGACATGACTTTACATTCCCAGGAAGAGCGATAAATAATATTAGTGTAATCACCCACATACTTGTGTGGATATTTGGGTATAAATTTGCCTGAGTATGCCATAAATAGTATGTATAATCTTTTTGGAAAATAAATGGCCGAAATCACAGTAACAAACCTCATGCTTAACGCCGTTGGGCGCCGTAATGCAGGCCCTTTAAATGGTCTTGCTAAAACTCTAGGCATATCTACATTTCAATATCCTTCCGATTTAGGAACAGATGGTAGTAAAAAACATTATGTTACATTTTTAGCAAAAGAAATTGTGCCACAGACATATGCCATAACTGAAGGAGCTAAGAATATAGGTGTTGCAGTTTATAACGCTGGGGCCGCTGCTGGCCAGTATTTAGAATCAACGGCCAAACAAGCTTTGAATATGGATAATAATGGAACCGCAGCCACTGGCACCAGTAATGTGACTGATGCTGCGCCCAAAGTGGACGGTACCCCTGTGATTGGCGCACTTGCAAGCGCTTCCAAAGCTATACAAGATAATATTAACAATTTAGTTAGTATTACAAAAAACAGGCAAGCTATAAACTCTATTATTGCTCTTTATATGCCAGATACTTTGCAAGCAACATATAAAGCTGATTATGCCTCATTTAGTCTCAGAGATGAGTTGGCTGGTCCTTTAAATAATATTAGAGGTGTTGCGTCAATAGCACAAGCTGGGTTGAATGCATCTGAGAATCCAATAGATGCTATGAGTTCGGATCCGGCCGCGATAAAATTTGCTTTAGATACTTTATTTGGTGGAAAAGATTTATCTTCAGGTATATTACAAACACAAGGATATGCTTCAAATCCACAATTACAAATGATTTATCATGGTGCGCCTTTTAGGTCTTTTACATTAAATTTTGTTTTTACTCCAAAATCAATGGCTGAAGCTAATGAAGTTGAAGAAATTATTCATAAATTTAAATACTATGCTGCACCAGAATTAAAAACAGCCGGCCAAACAAATTCCATGTTTTTAATTCCACCAGCTTTGTTTGAAATTAAATTTTATTACGACGGTTCAGAAAATTTAAAACTTCCAAAATATGCAGATTGTGTTTTAGAGGATATTCAGATTGATTATGCTCCAAATGGTTTTGCTGCACATACAGATGGCGCCCCAATACAAACACATTTATCACTAAGTTTCCATGAAGTTGAGATTGTTGATAAAGCCAGATTAGATAAAGGTTACAATGGTATTGATGGGGGGTTAAGATAATGAAATATTTCAATACTCTACCTAAAATAGCTACTATTGATTATAGTGGAAATTATATTGTTTTAACAAATTTAATGATTAGAGCAGAAATTATTCCAGGTTTACTGAATAATCCTTCATTATTCTATTCTTATGATACAAAAGAAGGTGATACTCCTGAGATAATTGCAACAAAATACTACGGTGATCCTTATCGTTATTGGATTGTTTTATTTGCAAATCAAATGATTGATCCACAATGGAATTGGCCAATGAATTCTAATTTATTCACCAATTTTGTTGTTGAGAAATATAGAAGTGATGCTGCAAACAATTTATCAATTTCGGCCAATACAATAACACCTTCACAAGTCATTTCTTATACACAAACAATAATAAAAAATTATGTAAAAACTGTGACAACGATTGATAGTACATCATCAGAAGTTACTACTAAAAATTATTATTTAGATTTGAACGCTTATAATAACACATTCGAAACAAGTAAGACTAAAAATTTTGCATCAGGCGCTCAAGTTATTGAAAACATATCTAAATCAAGACAAACAATATATGATTATGAAAATGAACTAAATGAATCACGTAGGACAATCAACTTAGTTAATTCTGATTATGTCTCTAGATTTGAATTGCAATTTTACAACTTAATGAAGATATAATATGGCAGATAATACGCCGAGTGCTCCTGGTATAATATATCCTAACGATTATACATTAATAAAGTTAACATTATATACAGCCACCGCACCTTTAGATTGTAGATTCATTTTAGAAGAATTATCATATAATGAGGATATTTTTAATAATACTGCCTCAGGTTATTTGATGATTAAGGATTCACAAGGTTTTTTTAATAGTTTGAACCTAAACGGTAATGAATTCATTCAAATATCTTTTGGTAAAGGTGATAACACTACAAACATTATTGATAAGACTTTCCGTGTGTTTAATGTAATGAGGAGAATACCTGAAATTGATGGTAATACGGAATCATATTCAATTTATTTCTGTTCTGAGGAATTATTTTTATCTGAACAATATAAAATAAGTAAATCTTATAAAAACTCCGATATAACCACAAATATCAAAGATATTTTAAACACCTACTTAAAAGTTCCCGCAAAGAAAATTTCACAGATTGATAAAACATATGGTGTTTACGATTTCATTATTCCATATTTAAAACCTTTTGATGCTATCAACTGGTTATCCACATATGCAAGACCAGGTGAAAATAACTTTGGTGATTGGAGTATGATTGGTGCGGATATGTTATTTTATGAGGATAAATTTGGATATAATTTTAGGTCATTACAATCTTTATATTCACAGAGACCATTGAGGCAGTATTTTTATAATCCAAAAAATTTAAATGTTACTGACCTAGCGTACAATTTATCAAATGCATTATCATATGAAATAATGGATTCTTTTGATACGTTGGGTGCTATTAATCAAGGAGCTTTTTCCAATCGTTTATTATCAGTTGATGTATTACTAAGAAGATATAAAAAAACAGATTTTAATTACAATGATTATGTTCAAAAGGCTACAAGTTTAAATCCATGGCCAATCATAAACAATTACAAAAATCGTTTTGGCCACCGACTATTTGAAACGCCTGAAGCTTCACTTAAATTATCTTTTTCAAATCCAAATCAAAATGAATCTCCACTTATCGCAAGTCATCCTGGATCAGTTGCTCATGATGTTTTTGCAGAGACCTACATACCAAATAGAACCGCACAATTACCTTTGGCGAATTATACAAGAGTAAAAATATCTGTTCCGGGTGATCCTGCTTTAACTGCCGGTGTTGTTATTGATTTTAATTTAACATCTAAGAATCCAGATCCGGCGCAAAAAGGTCCAGATGAATATTATTCAGGCAATTATTTGGTCACTGCCGTAAGGCATTTGTTAACTCGCTTTCAATATAGAACAATTTTAGAATTGTGTAAACAAAGTTCTACCCGACCATATGCATCAATTAATAATACTTCAGACTGGAATAATGTTGTCAAAGGAAATATATAATGTCTAAAGTGACATCCAATTTTGCAGGTTTAAATGGATTCGTTTGGTGGGTTGGTGTTGTTAAAGACAGAGCTGATCCTTTGGGTATTGGTCGTTGTAGAGTCAGAATATTTGGCTGGCACACAGATGATATTACTTTGATTCCTGATAACGAATTGCCTTGGGCAACACCAATGAATGCTATAAATAGTTCTAAAACTGTACAACCTTTAGAAATAAATGATTGGGTTCTTGGTTTCTTTATGGATGGTGAGAGTGGCCAATTTCCAATAATGATGGGTGTTTTACCGGGATTAAAACCAGAACAAAAAGCCGGATGGTCTATATAAAAGGATAAAATATGACAGATGCAACACAACCTGGTTTTGTTAATGTTACTGAAACACAAACAATAAAAGGTAGAACAACCGAAAAAAATCCACCATTGTGGCCTTATAATGGTTCTTTCAATGTAGCCGGCACACAAACAACTCCAGGAATATCTAGAGGCGCTTTGATAAACACCGGTGTTTATATAACAAATAGTCAAATAGCACACGTTTGTGATTTTAAGTTCAATTTAACTTCTGCATTATCTTTGGATGCTTTGATTCCAAATCTAGGAATACTTGCTGGTGCTATCAAAAATGGCCAAAACCGGGCAGCGGCCGCAGTTCGCACTGCATTGGCTAAATTAAACCAGTTGTTTAGAGCAGCAATGGATGCTATCTTAAAAGGTTTAAATTTAGATATAACTGGCGTATTTTCTGTGGAATTTTCTTCACTTAAAAAAATTGTAAGAGAGATAAATGAAAAAATTAAAGTAATTGCACAAATAGTTGCAGATGTTGCTTTTGTATATTACCTTATTAAAGATATTGAAGAAATAGTTAAATGGATAGAAGATTTACCAGAAAGAACAAAAAATATATTAAAAGAATGTTTAACAAACTTTACAACTTCTGTAGGTAATATTCCAGAAATTCTTAAAGGCAATTTGGAAAATGCACAAGTTTCTATTACAAATTCTATTGTTAATGCACTAACAGAAAACCAAGGCCAAGCACCGCAACCTACCAGCCAGTTTGTTTCAGCAATTGTTGATCCAGTAAATACCAAGATTGATAATCTAACTAGTCAAATTAGTGGTTCAGTAGAAGCCGGAAAATCAAAAGCTTCAGCCGGTTTTGGTAGCAAACCTTAATGGAAATTATATAATGGTAGATACAGTAAACAAACCAAGTTTCTTTTCAGGATGGACTGAACCAGAATCGGCCGCAAATACCGATTATCAACCCGTTTATCCTTACAATAATGCAACACAAACTGCCAGCGGACATGCGTTTGAGATGGATGACACTCCAACAAGGGAACGCATAAGGCTACAGCATAGAACGTTGACCTTCATTGAAATGCATCCTAATGGTGATGAGGTGCATAAGATATGTGGTGATGGATATGAAATCATCCTCAAAGACAAGAACATGTTGGTCAATGGTAATCTCAACATTACTGTGAATGGTAATGCAAATATTTACACCAAAGGTAGTTTTGTGCAAGAGGTTGAGGGTGATTATGAATTACATGTCAAAGGAAATTATACCACTTCTGTTGAAGGTTTAACTAGTTTTAATTCGCAAGGTGATATGACAATACAAGCCGGCGGTGCATTAGGTGGTGGTTTAACTGTTGTTCCAGGAGATTATGTAAGTATTAGGGGTGACTTAAAAGTTAATGGTGAAGTCGCCGCAGATAAAATTTATTCTTCTGGTCGTGTAGACTGTGCATCTGGAATGTCAGCGTTAGCTGGAGGTTTTGCAACTTTAGGTGGTGGAATTTCTGTAGGTCCATTGGCACCAATAATTGGACAAATTAATTGTGTTGGACCAATCAATTCATTGGTTTCCATGAGGGCGCCTTTGATTACTGCAATGTTTGCGAAAGATGTTATTAACTCCGCAATAAGAAACACGCAAATACATATTGCACCTAATGGACCAACAAGTCCGCCAACTAGCCCAGAAATTTCAGCTTAGGAATTATAATATGAGTATATATGGAAGATTAGGATTTAATTCAACAGACTCCATCACAGCTGCGACTGTAACAAACTATAGTAGTGGAGTTGCAAATAATATGGCAATAATGCCAAATTTGTTGCCATATGCATGGCAAATTGAAGACATATCCAACTCAAATGCTAGTGGTTATTTTGTTAATCCTGTTTATTCTTCTGCTAGTTCAATTTTAACTGTGACAGGATATACCGCAGGAATATTTATAACTTATAATCCATCATCATCAATTTCAACTAATATTACTAATCTCTTATATAATATAGCCACCACTTCAATAAACATTTACAATACAGCTGCACCAAATTACATATATGTTACAAACAGAGAGTCGAATGTTGTTAGTCCAGGTTCAGATATCACCACCGTACATTACCAAATGGCCATTGGCCATGGAAAATTACTATCATATTTGACATATCAATCTGATGGAATCCAAAATAATTCTCCAATCATGGGTAATTTTACAAGTTTAACATTAGGTGATACATTAAGTAGCCTCAATTCATCATTGATTATCTATTATAATACATTAGCCAACAGTATTACAATTACTTCCAATGGCAATGGAGGATATGCAAATACTTCAAACATTAGTTTATCTAATGCACAAGGATTTTCAGATACCGTAAATACAATCAATACTTTGATGACAACATATCCAGCACAAGATAATGCTTTTTTTACAAACTCTAAAAGTGTAATTGCTGATTATTCTGTGGTTTCATCACTAGGAGATTTAGGATCAACTGAAAACTATTTGGTAAACAATTATATTGGAACGGATAAGTTAAAAACCAGGATAAACTCCCAATAAGAGTAATAAATAACAGATGGCAACTGCACAAAAAATATATTCAGATTTAGACCTAACATTCAAACGTGTTCCTGGCACGAATGATGTGGCTATGCGTTACAATGAAAATGCTGTTATTTCTTCAGTTAGAAATCTTCTGTTGACTAATTTTTATGAGAGGCCTTTTCAGCCAGACATTGGTTCAAATTTAGATGGTTTATTGTTTCAGCCAGCGACCAATTTGACTGCACATATGTTGGAGTCTGAAATAAAAAATGTTATCAATAATTATGAACCGAGAGTTACTGTTGATGTTTTGGAAGTAACTCTAAATGCAGATAATAATTCTTTTTCTGTATATTTTAGTTTTTTTGTGGGAAATAATACAATGCCTACAACAGTTAATCTAATTCTTCAAAGGTCCAGATAATGGCATCAAATACAAATATACAAGTAGCTAATCTAGATTTTGCGGATATTAAGCAGAATTTCATTAACTATTTGCAGTCTCAGGAAGCATTCAAGGATTATAATTTTACAGGATCAAGTCTATCTGTCTTGTTGGATGTTCTTGCTTACAATACACAATACAATGCTTTCTACTTAAATATGGTAGCAAATGAAATGTTTTTGGATTCAGCGTTACAACGTTCTTCTGTAGTATCTCACGCAAAATTAATGAATTATGTTCCAAAATCTGCAATTGCACCTATTGCAAAAATTGATATGTCATTCAATGGAGTAACAACCACCACATTTACTATTCCAAAATATACAAATTTTCTTTCAGAACCTATTAATAATGCAAATTACAATTATGTAACAATAACCGACACAACAGTTAATGTCATAGGCAATGTTGCATCATTTTCAAATATAGAAATAAAACAAGGAAGACCCGCAAGTTATAACTTTACGGTCAATTCCACATCAAATCCAAATTACATATTTGAAATACCAGATACAAATATTGATTCAACAACATTATCTGTATCTGTACAACAATCTTCTTCCAATAGTTATTATGATGTATATAATCTTCAAACAAGTTATTTGGAATTAGGACCAACAGATAAAGTTTATTTTATCCAAGAAGCAGTTAATGGAAATTATCAAATTTATTTTGGTGATGGTATTTTGGGTCAACAATTGTCTGATGGAAATATTGTAAATGTTTCTTATATTTCCACTGATGGAATAAAAGGTGGTTTGGCAAATAATTTTATTTTAATGGATAACATTGGTAGTTATGCTAGTACAACAATAACACCTAAGTCAGCCGCTACTACAGGAAAAAATAAAGAATCTATTTCTTCAATCAAGTTCCAAGCACCAAAAGCTTTTGCTTCACAGGGACGCGCAGTAAGTAAGAATGATTATATTACAGCAGTCCAACAAAATTCTTTAGGTATTTCTTTTGATGCAGTATCTGTTTGGGGTGGAGAAGAAAATGTTCCTCCTGTTTACGGCCAAGTTTTTATTGCAATGAAACCGGCTGGCGCATATGATTTGACATTAAACCAAAAAGAACTAATCCTATCTCAGGTGCTCAAACCGATTAGTGTTATGACAGTAGAACCAGTTATTGTCAATCCTGATTATAATTATATCCAAGTAACTGCAAATGTGGTATACAATTCTTCAAAGACAGCTTCAACAGCCGGAACATTACAGGTTGGAATAAGAAATTCAATATACAATTATTCCACAACAAATCTAAACACTTTTAATTCCACATTTAGTGCATATGATTTATTGAGTACGATTAACTCTTATGATAAATCAATTGTTTCTTCCGATTTCACAATTAACATCCAAAAGAAATTCTATCCAACACTTGGAACATCAACAGATTATAATCTTTATTTTAATAGTTCTTTAAAACGTGGTTTATATGGAACATCTTTGGTTAGTTATCCGGGAGTAACAATACCAAATCCAAGCAACTCAGCATCAATATTAACCGGTGTTTATTTTGAAGAAGTTCCAACTTCAACTGTTGGTGTAGATTCAATTTCAGTAATTAGTACAGGTTATAACTATTCTGGAACACCAACGGTAGTTATTACAGGTGATGGAACTGGTGCAACCGCTACTGCCAAAATCGTCAACAACAAGCTTTATTCAGTCACCGTAACGAATGCCGGAATTAATTATACATCTGCACTAGCTACAATTGTTCCAGCTGATGGAGACACAACAGGCACAGGTGCAACAGTAGTTGTAAAATTACAAGGACAGTATGGAATAATAAGAAGTTATTACAATGATGCTGTGAAAGGTAAGATTATAGTTTTAAATAATGCTGGTACAATTGATTATACAAATGGTATTGTTGTATTATCTAACTTTAATCCTATTTCAGTAAGTAATGATTTAGGGCAGTTAACTATCTCTGCACAACCAACAACAACAATCATTTCTTCTTCATTAAATAGAATAATTACAATTGACCCATATGATCCAAATGCTGTAAGTGTTTCTGTTAACGCTAAGAACTAAGAAAAGTTAATTAAATGATACAAAGCAATCAGAAAACATCATTACTGGTTCCTTACGAACTTCCTAAGTTCATTAGTGAGGACTCAAACTATGCAAATTTTGTTTTGTTTATCCAAGCGTATTATGAATGGATGGAACAAAAAAATAACACATTAGATTTTAGTAAAAATATTTTGAATTACATGGATGTGGACACAACCACAGACCAATTTCTTCAGTATTATATTAACGATTTTCTTTCTTATTTTCCACAAGAAATTTTAGCAGACAAATCAAAAGCAATTAAAATAGCAAAAGAATTGTATCAAAGCAAGGGCACTCCTGCATCATACAAATTTCTTTTTCGTGTACTCTATAACTCGGATGTAGAATTTCTTTATACTAAAGATGTTTTGTTGAAAGCTTCTGCTGGTAAATGGTATATAACTAGAAGTTTAAAATTAGCAACAACTGATAAGAATTTTTTGAACATTCAAAACCTTCGTTTATTTGGAAATATATCAAAATCTATTGCAACAGTTGAATCTGCAATTTTTGATGGTGTTAAAACAGAAGTATTCATTTCTAATATTGAAAGATTATTTCAATCCGGAGAAACTGTTACTGTTGTCGATGCCAACAATCAGCCCATTTATTTTCTTAATGGAAAAATAGTTGCAAAAGAAGAAACAGGTTCAGAAACTTTAACCGCTCTAATTGTTGGCCAAATAAGTCAAATTAAAGTTGATCCAAATTATAGAGGTTTATCATACAATACTGATGATCCTGTTGTTTTTTCTGGAGGTTTAAACGCAAACGTATCTGGTCCGATTGGTGCAACCGCAACAGTGGGTTCTGTAACCTCAGGTTCTATTCAACGTGTTAGTGTTGTGGATGAAGGATATGGTTATACAACTCCAGAGGCAAATTCACAAATTGGAGGTGCCAATACATATATTAATGTAACTAATTTAGTAGGAAAAAGTCCAAAAGCTCCAATAATTACAGTAGGTAGTTTAAATCCAATAGGTAGAGCAAATGTAACATATATTCCCACAGACAGTATTCAACTTAAATTCTATCACTATCTTGGTAATATTGCGGGAAGTTCAGGTGCAAACACCTACAATCCAAGTACAGGCCTATGGACGCAACAAAAATATCAATTCGCTAATTTATCCAGTGCTAACGCAAATACAACTTTAGCAAATGCATTTACATTTACTTCCTTTTCAACTTTTCCTTTATCGTCTGTTATTGTACAAAACCAAGGCGGCGGAATAACTTCTCCTCCAACACTTGAAGCATTATCCGAATATACTACAGACGTTTATTCACAAACAAATCTTGCAAATTTAGGTATTCTTGCACCAATACAAATTACTAGACCCGGTTCAGGTTATGCAAACAACGATCAAATTGCATTTTTAGGTGGTTCAGGATATGGTGCTTTTGCAAATGTAACTGTAAATAGTACAGGTTCTATTGTTTCTGCAAGTTATGTAAGTAATTCAACCAATATGATTTCATTGGGTGGAATGGGATACATGAATCAATTGCCGCTTGTGGTAGTAAAACACACAGCAAATGGAAATGTAACAGTAAGAAATACAAGTACAGTTGTCACTGGAAACGGCACAAACTTTACTACACAGTTCAGCAATGGCGCTCTCTTAGTAACTAATACAAATATTTTAATTGGTACAGTAAAATCTGTTGTAAATGCAAACTCAATGATATTAACCGCAAATGCTTCCATTAACGGAAATGCAAATAGTTATTATCTTGGAACTTCTTTGTTATCAGTTACAGGAATTTTAGGTAAAGGTGCAACATTCTCACAAACATTGGATCGTGTTGGTTCAATTACAAGTTTCAATATTTTAGACAATGGCCAAGATTATATTTCTGCACCAAAAGTTTCATTAAAAGTTCAAGACTTGATAGTTTCCAATGTGTCGGTACTGACTATTCCAACAGCTGGTGATATAATATATCAAGGTGCAAATATAAACACAGCGACATATATTGCACACGTTGATTCTATTAACGCTTTAGAAAATTTCCTTCCTGCTAATAATAGTATATACCAACTAAGAGTTTATGATTATAATTCTATTCCAAAGAAATCTTTGCCGTTAAAAGTTGATTCGAAAGGTGCAGCTGCTATTTTAGTTGGTGGCTACACAAATATACACAATACAACTTTTGATAATAGCATAACAAATACAAGATTTGATTCTGCAAATGGTATTATAACTTATGGTGATGGATACGCAAGAGCCAATTCAACTTTCTTAAATGGTTTGGTTATTGGTGATGGACAATACTTAGATACTTCTGGCCAACCAAGTTCGTTTGATGTGTTACAAAGTTTGGACTATAATAACTACACCTATCAAATTACTTTGTCAAAAGAGATTGAAAAATATCGTGACATTCTATTGAATTTATTACATCCTACAGGAACAAAAGTAGTTGGTCGTATTGCAATGTCATCAAATAACAATATGGATTTTGAATTGACAGACGCATTAGATACTGGTTTTAGATTAAGTTATTATGCAGGTCTTGCTGCAACCGCAACTATTCCTGCCGGTACTGCAACTAATCCAAGTAACAATATTGTTAAATTTAATAATTTGTATGGTGCTAATGTTTCTGATTTCATTACTGCAAATACTACAGAAATAGTATTCCATTATGGAACAAATCCAACAGATGCTATCCACGGTCTAGTTATTGCAATAAACAATGCAGCAAATACTGTAACATTGGAAGATAATGTTTGGACATACTTTGCAAATGTGGCTATAGGTACTGCATCGAATGGTAATAACCAGATAATAAATATATCATCGTTGACATGGAGTTATAACATTGTCAATAATGGAAATTATAGTAATACTGCATATCCAATAAAAGATATTATTCGAGTTGGCGATACGATTACAGTTAACGGAGTTGCTCAGACAGTAACAACATTTGCTGTACCTTATAATTCCGTTACCTTGAGTGGACCATTAACAAGTGGCGCGAATGGTTACATTTCTGTAGGCAGAAGTATGACTTCTTTATATAACAATGTACAAATTATTGGACCAGTAGGAACACAATATCTCGCACAACTGGGAACAGAAAATGGCGATATACTAACATCAGAAACCGGCGCTTGGCTACTAATAGGATAAAAAATGTCAACAATTAAAATTTCAGAGTTACCAAAATTTACAACAATCAATGCAAATACATCTAATACGTTGTTTGTTGGTATTGATATTCCTTCTGCACAGACATTCCAATTTTCTGCTGGCACATTAGCAGAAGGTTTATTTGCGAATACTGCGCTTGTTGTGGGTAACAATAGAATTGTTTATCCATCAACAACTGCACAATTCTCAGGTGTTGCTAACGGTTATTTACAACTTAATTTACAAAATTTTGCAAATGGAATTTATTCTTCTTCCGATTTTGTAGCTTCAACCATAGATTCAGACAACTCAACTAAATTTATTGACATGGGTATTGATGGCCCATTGTATAATGATCCAGTCAATTATGCTGCATTTAAACCATATGATGGTTATCTTTATGTTCATGGACCAAGCGATAACAGTCCACAAGGAAACTTAATTCTAGGTACAGCATCATCTAACGCAATCATTAAGTTTATGGTTGGCGGAACCATGAATGGGAATATTGCTGGATGGATGACAAAGACTGGTCTTAAATTAAATACACAATCTTACATCACTTTTTCAGATAATACTCTCCAATCGACTGCGGCCGCACCTTATGCAGATTCTAATGGAGTTAATTTAACTCAAAATACCAATATAACTTCGGCATTTACACAAGCAAATTCAGCATTCACAAAAGCAAACAATGCGCTGGCGAATACTACAGGTACATTTGCTGGTAATTTGACTATTACGGGCGCAGTTGTTGCCAGTTCAGGTAATATTGGTAGTATAACAATTGCAAACAATTCAATTTATTCTGCATTAACTTCTGTTGATATGACTATTGGCCAATCTTCAGCCACAGCCAATTTAGTTATCAATCGTACAACAAACATCACTAAAGACATTAATGTAACAGGAAATCTTGTAACTAATGGAACATTTATTGATTTCAATAATACAACTTTTGATGCAAATACTGCACTTGTGCAGATAACAGGAACAACGGCCGCTTTTCCGGCATCAAATACAAACTACATGTTACAGATTACAGGTAAAGCAAATACTGTAACCCGTTTAGTATTGGATAGTTTTGGTCAGAATACATATCCTGTTGTAGTTGGTCGTATGGGCCGTGGTTCTTCTTTACTACCTGCCGCAGTGGCAAACAATGATGTTATGATGAGAATTGTTGGTAATGGTTATACCGGAACACAATTTCCAGGATCTAGTCCAACTAAGATTGATTTTGTTGCAGCTGAAAATTTTACAGATTCCGCAAGAGGAACACGTATTGATTTTTATAATACACCAGTAGGATCAAATGTAATTACAAGAATTGCATCATTTAATGCCGATAGTGTTACATTTACCGGTCACGTTGAACCGCAAAAAGGATTCATCTATACACCAACAGTGTATCCCGGTGCTCAAACAGCAATAACAATCGACCATGCAAATAACTCTGTCATTAGAGCTCAAACTTCATCAGGTTTAACTGTTACTCTCTCTAATTTATTGGCCGGCAAAGAAGTTGTTGCATGGATTACAAATACTTCTGGTTTCTCACAAACTTTTACACACGGCCTATCTGCAATCAATTCAACATTAAATGCAACAACTTATAGTATTCCATCAACGTCAACCATCCTAGTTAGATATATGTCAATAGATGGAACTTTGCAAAATACTTTGTGTTCTGTCACCCACGCTTAATAAATAAATCATGGTACCAAATCTAAACACACTCACAAACCACGCAAAAGTAATCAGAGTTGAAACGGATTATTATAATCCGACAGCAAAAGTTTACGGAAATCCAATTGGCTCAATATATGCTTTTATTGGCCAAGAAGATTCATGGCCTCTAATAAACTCAGTAGAAACTCCCACAAAACCTACAGAAGACCAAGCATATTTGAAAAAAGTTTTTAAAAATATTTTTGCGGTTAAGTTGATTAACAACAATAATGTTTCTCCAGTTATTTCCAGAATTAATTGGGCCAACAATAAAAATTATTTTGCATATTCAGATAATGTCAATATGAATGCAAAAGATAATTCTGGATTTCCACTTTATAATTTTTACATAAAGAACCGTTACGACCAAGTTTTCAAATGCTTGGCAAATAATAACGGAGGTTTATCTACAACTGAACCATATTTTCAACCAGGTTCTTATGGAACAAATAACATTTATCAAGGTAACGACCTTTACAAATGGAAATATATGTATACCATTGATGCCGGCCTCAAGAAAAACTTCTTAGATACTGATTGGATGCCTGTTCCTGTTGGTGCAAATACACCTCAACCATATCTGACTAGAGCAGGATACGGAGACATTGAGGTAATCAATGTGGTGAACGGAGGTTCAGGTTATGATGCTGTCAACACCTATATTGTTGTTTCTGTGACAGGAGATGGTGTTGGAGTTATTGCCAACGTCACAAGTTCAGAAGTAACAGATGGAGTTATTAAAGATATCATTATAAAATCGGGTTATTCTGGTAAAAATTACACTTATGCTAATGTGGCAATAACGGCTTATACGTCAGCAAATCTATCATATGTCTCACCAAATGGTACCGGAGCAACTGCCGTAGCACCAGTTTCTCCTGTTGGCGGTCATTCATATGATGTAATTTCCGAATTAGGTTGCAATCATATCATGTATACGGCTGAATTTAATGGCACTGAAGGAGGTATTATTCCAACAACCGGTGTAAATTATCGCCAAGTTGGAATACTTGTTAATCCTCAGATTTATGGTCCATCAGGACCAATTCTTGCAAACGGCGCAATATATAACACAACCACACAATTCCTACTTTCTTCTGGCGGAGGAAATGTGTATAGTTCAGATGAAATTGTTCAACAAAAAGACTCAAACGGAAATGTTACATATTATGGAACAGTTTTAAACTTTAACACATCAAGTAATCTTTTACAGTTAATAAATACTATTGGAACATATACAGTTGGCCAGTCAATTATTGGCGCAACTTCAGGGGCTTCGAGAGTAGTACTTTCCGTAACTGAACCCACCCTTATTCCTTTTTCAGGATATATAACTTATATCGAGAACAGAGTTGGAGTTCAAAGAAGTAGTGATGGCATCGAACAATTTAAATTTGTACTAGGATACTAAAGGAAAAAAATGGCTTTAAATTTCAATGTTGGTCCTTATTTTGACGATTTTGACCCATCAAAAAACTTCCACCGCATACTTTTTAAACCAGGTTCTGCGGTTCAAGCTCGTGAATTAACACAATCTCAAACAATTCTGCAAAATCAAATATCAAATTTTGCCTCTGCGATTTATTCTACAAACACTCCAGTCTCTGGTGGTAAAGTTACAATTAATCAAAATTGTTATTATATTAAATTGAATAACACATACAATGGCGCTACAGTTACAGCATCCAATTTTAATGGTGCTATTATTCAAGATACAACGGGAACAATTCTTGCTAAAGTTCTCGCAACTGCCGAAACAACTTCAAGTGGTACAACGGTTGGCGATCCACCAACCTTAATTGTTTCTTATTTGTCTGGTAACCAATTTATCGATGGAAGTGTTATTACCACAACAGAAGGAACAACTTATTACGCTTCGGTTGCATCTTCTACTGCATCTTCTACATCTACAGGTGTATCATCTGTTGCATCTATTTCTGATGGTGTTTTTTATGTTGTCAATGGTTATTCACTTTCTGATATAACAGGAATAAAATATTCAATTGGAAATTTTGTTCAAGTTGATCCGCAAACTATTATTTTAGACAAATATGATGCGGCTCCTTCCTACCGTGTTGGTCTTCAAATAACTGAGACAATTTATGATTATATAAATGATTCTTCTTTATTGGATCCAGCAATTGGCGCATCTAATTATCAAGCTCCTGGAGCAGACCGATATGTTATTACATTAACTCTAATTACACTGCCTTTAACTTTAGGTAATGATGATGGTTTCATTGAGTTGGTTCGCATCGAAAAAGGAAACATAATTAAGCAAGTTGATGGCACCGTATATTCAACAATTGATGATTATTTTGCAAAACGTGACTATGAAACAAATGGCGATTATATTGTCGAAGATTTTAAATTAACTTCTTCAGCAAACACATCATCCACTTCAACATATGATTTGAGTGTTAGTAAAGGGATTGCGTATGTTCATGGTTACAGGGTAGAAAACCAAAGTCCAGTAAAACTTACAAACGATAGAGCGCAATCAGTTGCAAATGTAAATAATAATGCAATTTATGTGGATTATGGAAATTATTATGTTGTTGACACAGCCAATGGTGTGTTTGATATTTCTACAATGCCGCAAGTTGATTTACATTGTGTTGGTGCATCAAGTATAGTTTCTACAAATAATAAAACTTATTCTTCAACACTAGTTGGTACCGCTTTTATGCGTTACATAACATATGTTTCAGGAACAGGAACAAATACAAAAACATACATTTATAATGCTCATATTTCAGATTTTTCTGCAAATACACTATCTGGTAATGTTGCATCAGGTACAACAAATTCATTCACAATTAGTGATACAAATGGTTCATTCTCTGCTGTAGCCAATGCTTACTTCAATGTTACTGTAACTGTAAATACGGGAGGCCTTGTTGATATACGAAATATTACAAATTACACAACAGGAAAACAAGCTTATGTAGATAATCCATTTACTGTTACTCCAACTTCAAGTTCAACTTTCTCACTAAATTTTGAAAAATATGATGTAGATTCTATTGTTAAAACTGCTGGTTCAGGATCATATGCTTTAATTGCAAACGCAAACATTAATTCTGCATCAGGTAAAGTTAATGGTTTAGGAACTTCCGATACAATATATTTCAGCACAACGCCGCCAGAATTAATATTCCAAGTTGGTTATCCTTATGTTGCACAATTGACATCCACATCATACTACACACAAAGAGTATATCGTCAAAAATCTTTTACAGGTAGTACACTTACAATCCAATCAACATCAGGCAACTCAAGTAATCCATTAAAATTTGAAGGATCAGGTACACTATCAGGTTCAGCCGCAGAACAATTGTTTATTGTTATTGACAATTCAACAGGTAGTATTTTGGATTTTACCACATCAGGTAATACAATTTCAATTTCTTCAGATAAGACGCAAGCGACATTTACTGTTGGTGCAGGTGTTGCAACTAACAAAAATGTTACAATTATTGCACAAGTCCAAGCAAGCAGCGCAGATTCTTCAAGTTATGTTCTAAAATCTAAGAGTTTGGTTACGGGTAACACTGCTACTGTTGGATCATTAAGTTCTATTTCAACAACAAATGTATTACACGATTTATCAAAAGGTCAAATTGCAATTACAAAAACAGGCATTTCATCTTCTGAAAAAATGTCATTGTATGTGAATGACGTTAAACGAATTTTGAAAATTATTGATTCAGGTGTTGCAGGAACAAATCCAACAGGTACAATATCAAATTATACAGACATTACAAGTTATTTTACACTCGATAATGGTCAACGTGACACATATTATGACCATGCTTCAATTTCTTTGGTTCCTGGTGCACCAACACCTGTCGGTAATATTCTTGTTATTGTAGAGTATTACTCTCACACACAAGGATCATCAGGTGATGGTTATTTCAGTATTCAATCATATAATACATCAGGTTCTACTTATGGTGGTGTGTCTTCGGCCGCAGAATCTTATGCACAAATTGGAACATATACATCTAAATCTGGAACTCAATATAAATTAAGAGATTGTATTGATTTTAGGCCTTGTCGTGTAAATTCTCAAACAGCACTTATCTGGGAATATTCAGGATCACAAACAACCACAAATGACATTGGTATATTGTTACCAAATAACTTAACAAACTTCACAGGTTTCTATCAGTATTATTTGGGAAGAAAAGATAAATTATTATTAACTAAGGACAGAAGTTTACAAATTGTTCAAGGAACACCTTCTGTAAATCCTTTATTGCCAAATGAACCATCAGGTTCGTTGGTAATAGCCAACTTAACACACGATCCATATACCGCTTACGTTCCAGGTGAAGCACCAGCAGGAACAACTTCAAATCTTTCAATCAATAAAATTATCCATAAACGTTGGATTAAGAATGATATTACTGATTTAGAAACTCGTGTTAATAACTTAGAATATTACACCTCATTGAGTATTTTAGAAAATAAAGCAAGTTCTTTACAAATTCCTGATGCTAATGGTTTGAATCGTTTTAAAAATGGCATCTTAGTTGACGATTTTTCTTCTTTTGGAACAGCAGACACAAACAATCCAGACTATGCAATAAACATCAATGTTAGAAAAAATCAATTAGCACCACTACAGATTGTTAATAATTTCCAATTACAAAATCCCGTTGTTCTTTCAACACTAGGAACTTTAACCAGTACATCTGGTTACAAAATTAATAGTATCAATGGTGCTCAAACCAATCTATTTACTTTACCATACACAACAGCAAATGTAATAGTACAACCTCTTGCAAGTAGTGTGGTATCAGTAAATCCCTTTAGTGTTATTGTACAACAAGGTAACTTAGAAATAAATCCTCCAATGGATAATTGGGTTGATAATAATCAAGCACCTGCAATTTTAATAACTGATCCTAATTTCCAAGCATATCAAGCTTCTGGTGGTGTTAATTTATTAAATTCAGGCGATTATCAAACAATACCAGGAACTTCTGTTGCAAAAAGTGGAGATCCAAAAACTTCGGTTACTACAGCAGGTTCTTCTACAACCACATTTACACAAACAACAACTCAAACTTACGCAAGTCAGTTACAAAATACATTATCTGGATCATATAATCCAACTTCATCGACATTTGGAATAAACAATGGTTATTTGACAAACATTGCGGTATTGCCTTATATTAGACCACAACAACTCGTTATTCGTGCTTCAGGTTTATTAGTTAATTCTAATGTATCAACGTTTTTTGATGGTGTAGATGTATCCAAATACTTAACAACACCAAATATTATAGAAGTAACTGGCGTTTCTGGAACATTTAAAGCTGATGATATAATTGGTTTCTATGTTGTTAATCAATTTTATCCTCTAGCTCGTGTCATTTCGGTTTTGAAATATGCAGATACAACAAAAGTTCGTTTATATGTTGCAGATATTGTTACTGCTCCAGACACAATAGGAACCACATCAATAAGAAATGCTTTCTTTGATGTGAATGGAAATTATGCTTCTTCAACAGCATCAGGTACTATTCCTTCCAGTGGGGTAATAACTACAGGTGCAAGTGGCACAATTAGTGGTGTTGGTGGTGGATGGGCTAATACATTAAATGGTAATGCAACTACACATTATTTCATGACTCCAATTGTTCAAGGTTATTCAACTTTATTAAATCAATATGGTGTTTGGGGCGATTCAACCAATAGTACATCTTTTAGTTGGACAGCTCCAATAACAATTGCAAATGCAGGAACATATACTATTGAAGTTGGTGCTTCTGGTTCTGCAACATTCTATGCGAATGGTGCAAGTATTGGCACATCTTTAACAAATACACCGGCGTCAACAAAAACATTCACATATACTGTTGCTACAGGTCCAGCAACAGTATATATTGGATGGACAGCAACAAGTTCAGGTACAACAACATCTGGTGTTGCTATGACAATTAAAAATTCTGCCGGCACAATTGTTGCTTCTTCACTTAATCCTCCAGTAACATATACAAATGCAGGAACATCAGTAATCATGCCGACTGGTGGAGAATGGTTTGTTGGAGCTACACAATTACGATTAAATCCATCTACAGCTTCAACTGTTTCAAACTTTTATGTTGGTGCAACAATAAATATAAAATCTAAATATGTTTATTCTATAGAACAATCAGCAACATATGTTCCTCCAGCACCAGCACCATCTGGTGGTGGAGGAAATATTGCGAGTGGAGGTGGTAGCTGTTGTGTTATTGCAACTGCTCTAACAGATGGTGGTGATTGGGATCCAGAACAAAAAAATCAATTGGTAAAATGGTCAATAAATACTTTAGATAAGTATTTCTTAGGTGAAAGATTGCATAGAGGTTATCATGTTGTTGCATCCACTGTATTGCCTTTCTTCTTTGGTAAAGATAGTAAAACAGCAAAAAAATACGCTAAATGGTCGTTCACTAATGCAACAAATATGATTCAAGGTAAAAAGTTTAATCCAATTTCTATACCAAATAGTGCAATGTGGATAACTGTGATGTTGGTGTCAGGTCTAGTTGTAAGCAAGGAATATGCTGAAGCTAAATGGAAATCATTATACAAATAATCGGAAAAATAAATGGCAACACAATATAGATCAAGTCTCTACGAATATACTGCAACAATTACAGCATACGATCCTGTAACTAAAGTTGTAACATTAGATACTCCGGTAAATTTATCAATGGGAGTAAATACATCGATGGGTGGTGATGTTACTTCAAATTATTCAATCACCGGTAATTTAGCAAAAATTCATTCGTCTGTTCAAGATGGAACAAAATTAGCAAGACCTACTTCAGATGAATCTGGAAATTTTGTTGCTTTATTTAATGTTCCTTCTACAAAATTTCAGACTGGTAACAGAGTATTTCGTGTTGACAATAGAACCTTACCAAATGATCCAACAACAGCAACAACATGGGCAGAAGGTACATTTAGTGCTTCTGGACTATCAACAACCTCACAACAATTGGATTTTTCTGCTTCAATAGATTCTTCTAAAAATGTATTTACACAAGTAAATCAAAAAACAGGATTAGTAAGCACAGTTACCACAACCACCTCATCTACTATAGTTGCTCCTACACCAGTTTCTCCTCCAATTACATCTCGTGGTGGTGGATCCGGAAGTATGGATCCTGTTGCACAAACTTTTATGGTTTCTGATGATATTTATCCTAATGGTATATTTTTATATTCAATTAAACTTTTCTTCCAAAAGAAGCCAACAACAAATATTCCTATAAGTGTTTGGGTTTTGCCTACAGTGAATGGTTATCCTGGCGGCCTGGCATTAGATTATTCTAAAGTAAGTTTGTTGCCAGAAAATGTAAAAGTTTCAGATACGCCTCATTATTTGGATCCAAATACGTATACAGAATTTGTTTTTAAATCTCCAGTTTATATTCAATCTGGTGTTTTATATTCTTTTGTAGTTAAATCCAGTTCTCTTGATTATGTTTTATATTATGGACAACAAAATAAAACAGCTATACCATCTACAGCTAAAGCTAAACCAACAGATCCAGATCCAACAAATCCAACAAAAATTGGAGCTGCCCCTTATATTGGATCATTGTTTGAATCACAAAATGGTATTACATGGACCGCCGATCAAACTAAAGATATGATGTTTATGATTGATAAATGTGTATTTTCAACAACGGCCGGCGCAGTTGTGTTTACTGTTCCTAAAGGTTTACCGTTTAGAAAAATGGGCTCTCAGGATATTTTAAATAAAGTAGACGCAAATAGTACACCACAATTATTAGGAAACTATTCTAATGATAGAGTATATGACGCTTTCAATATAACAACAACAGACTTGATGCCAACAGGAACAAATATTAATTATGCTTATTCATCAATATTAAATGCTGGAAATGTACCGACAGGACAACAATCGGTTACTCCTGGAAGATTTGGAAGTCCTTTATCTGAAGATATTTTATTGGCTGACGGAAATGGCCAAAGAACTTTATTGAAATCTTCTAGTAGTTCGTTCTCTTTGTATGCAACAATGTCCACAAATGATCCTAACGTGTCTCCAATCATCTCAGATGATGGTGTTTCATTATACACAGTTTCTTATGTTATCAACAACATGGGAATTGGTAATAATGTAATTGCAATCACTAATCCAGGTTATGGTTATAATGTAAATGCAACTACAATTTCAGTTTCTAGTCCAGATGTTGGTTCTAATTCTGCGGTATTAGGTTTTACTGCAAATGCAGGTGGTGCAATTACATCTGTTTATACTATTTCTTCTGGTTCAGGTTACATAACCAATCCAACAATTACCATATCAAATCCATCAACAAGAGGCGGAAATGCAAATGCAGTAGTTACTGTAACAGGAGAAACTTCATCTAAAGGTGGTAATTCTTATGCAAAATATTTTACCAAAAAGGTTGTATTGGCACCAGGAAATGATTCTGGTGATTTGCGTGTATTCTATACTGCATATAAACCATTAGGAACAGCTGTATATGTTTATTATAAAATTCTAAATTCTTTAGATACTGCAACATTTGAATCTGGAAACTGGCAGTTAATGACTACTTTGCAAAATCCAAACACATTTTCAACTTCAAGAAACGATTTGTATGAATATGAATGTGCTCCAGGTGTATTTGCAAGTAATCAAGCAAACAACAGTATAAGTTATACTAGTTCAGCGACAGGCCAAACATACAATTCTTTTATTCAATTTGCAATTAAAGTAGTACTGTCAACAAACGATAATACTGTTGTACCATTCTTAACTGATATTCGTGCATTAGCTTTACCAGCAGGAACAGGAATTTAAAATGGAATTAGTCAGAGTTACTGGTACCAATTTTGTTCGTGATATAAACAGTAGGGCTATATTGCCTATAGATAATACAGAAAAAAATGAGTATTATGCTAAACTTAAACTGGTGAAGTTACAAAAAGAAGAAATAAATAAAGTAAAATCAGAAATCGATTGCATCAAAACCGACATGTGTGAGATAAAGTCGCTGTTGCAACAATTACTAACAAAAGGTTAAAATGGCAAATACAGTCAATATTTTAGGTTACGCTAACACATTTGGTGATTGGATAGTTGCAACCAATGCGGATACGAATGAAATTAATTCGATAGGCAAATACGATTGGACAAAAGATTCTGGAACTTTAACACTAAATGGATCAGGTACCAGTTTAACTGTTGGAAATAATGTTATTATTCAAGGGCAATTACAAGTTACAGGTACAAGTTCTTCTGCAACTATAGACAATAACTTAACTGTTGGTAAGCAAGTATATTTTACTAACACAGTCCAAAGTTTAACTGCAAGTGGAATAATCTACGCGAACGGCACAGTTTATGCAGGAAATACAGGAACTAGTTTAGCGGTAGCAAATAACACAATCATCGGTGGAACTTTAACTGTTGCAGGTTCAACAGTTATTTCAAATACAATTAATGTACTTCTTGCAGCAACACTTCAAAACACTTTAAGTGTTGCAAAAAACACCATAATTACAGCTAATCTAAATGTAACAGATTTGGTTCAGACAAATAATATTGAAGCCAACACAAGTGTATTGACTAATGTGTTACAAGCTAATACAAGTGTATTAACCAATACAGTACAAGCCAATACAAGTGTTGCAACTGATGTAATAAGGGCCAATACATTACTAGCCAATACTAGTATTACAACAAATATGTTACAATCCAATACAAGTGTATTGACTAATGTGTTACAAGCAAATGCTAGTGTATTAACCAGTGCATTGCAATCTAATAACAGTATACTAACCAGTGCATTGCAATCTAATAACAGTATACTAACCAGTACGTTACAATCTAATACAAGTGTTAATACCACTACAATTTCGGTAACAGGAACTAGTTTTACTGATACAGTACAAGCAAATACTAGTGTTGCAACTAATGTAATAAGAGCAAACACCGTATTAGCAAACACAAGTGTATTAACCGGTACGTTACAAGCTAATACTAGTGTATTGACTAATGCGGTACAAGCAAATACTAGTGTATTGACTGGTACGTTACAAGCTAATACTAGTGTATTGACTGGTACGTTACAAGCTAATACAAGTGTATTGACTGGTACGTTACAAGCTAATACAAGTGTATTAACCAGTACGTTACAAGCAAATACTAGTGTTGCAACTAATGTAATAAGAGCGAA